GCCCGGCGATGATGACCCGCGACGCGCAGCTGTGGATCGTGTCGGCGGCCGGGACGGAGAAGAGCGCCTACTTCCGCGGCAAGGTCGACGACGGCCGGGCCCGCGCGGAGATGGGCGTGACCGAGGGCGGCTGCTACATCGGCTACTCGGCGGCCGACGACGAGGACCCGGCGGACCCGGCGACGTGGCGGCGGCGGATGCCCGCGCTGGGGATCACGGTGTCCGAGGAGACGGTGCGGACGGACTTTGACCTGATGGACCTGGCCGAGTTCCGCCGTGCCTACCTCTGCCAGTGGCCGGAAGTGGCGAAGCCCGGCTGGGATGTTGTCCCGGCGGATGCGTGGGGCGCGTGCGTGAACCGGGAGGCGCGGCTGTGAGCGGCGAGGTGACGTTCGGCTGCCAGATCAGCGAGCACTGCACCTGTCATCCGAGGGGCCGCCAGCACGCGGCGATCGTCGCGGCGGGCCGGGGCAAGTCGGGCCGGGTCGTGATCGACCTGGTGTGGTACGCGCACCCGTCCGGCGCGGTGGCGCGGCTAGCGGAGCTGAGCACCAAGCACGACCCGCTGGCGGTGGTGGTGGACGCCGGGTCGCAGTCGGGGACGCTGCTGCGCCCGCTGGCTGACGCGGGGGTGTGGGTGACGTCGCCGCCGGTGCGGGAGATCGCGGCCGCTCACGGCGAGTTCCTCGACCTGGTGAACGACGGGGGCCTGGAGCATCTTGACCAGCCGCCGCTGACGGCTGCGGTGCGGGCGGCGCAGCAGCGTCCGCTGGCGGGCGCGCAGGCGTGGGACCGGCGGGGGGTGCAGACCGATCAGTCCCCGCTGGAGGCGGCGACGCTGGCCGTGCACGCGTTCCTCGCGTGGGAGGCGCTGTCGCAGCCGGGCACCTGGGCGCTGTAGGCCTGGTCCGCCGGGGGCGATTCGAACGCCCGTGGCCCGGACGCGACCAGGCCTTGCACCGGGGCGGATGCAACCCCCGGGAGAACCCGTTGTGGCCTCTCCGGGCACGCAGCGGGCCAGGAGCAGACAGTCTAGCGAGGGAGGCCTCTCGTGCGCCTGCTGGCAGTCCTGCGCGGCGTCCTGGTGCGTGCCTCGGCGCGCGGCCGGAAGCCGCCGGACCGGGTCGTGTCCGCCGTGCTGCTGGCCGCGTCGCTGGGCGGGGTGGCGGGCGGCGCGGCGCTGATCGGCACGTGGGCGCTGGGCCTGGCCGTCATCACGGATTCTGCGGTCGTGGGGGCGTGGGCGCTGTTCCACGATGACGGGGCCGGGCGGGCGCCGTCGGCGCATGAGGTGCCGACGCTGGAGCAGATCCTGGCGCGGGAGAGGGCACGGCGGGCAGGGTGACGCGGCTGATTGACCGGCTGATCCGCCGGGACGACGGCTACTGGGAGGGGCTGGCCAGCGGTGGCGCGGTCCTGACGACGACGTACGGGGCGCCGGACAAAGAGGCGATCCTGCCGCAGTTCGCGTCGGCGACGCGGGAGGCGTACGCGACCAACTCGGTGGTGTTCGCCGCGATCCTGGCCAGGATCTGCCTGTTCTCCGAGGCGACGTTCAAGTTCCGGCGGGCCTCGGACAAGAACCTGTTCTCCGACGCGCGGCTCGGGAAGCTGCAGCAGCCGTGGCCGGACGCGACGGAGGGGGAGCTGCTGGCCCGCGCCGAGCAGGACGTGTCGCTGGCGGGGAATTTCTTCCTGTGGGACGCCGGGGACCAGCTGGTGCGGTGGCGGCCGGACTGGGTGACGATCATCTCCGCGGTGACGGGCGCGCCGGGCGGCGGCTGGTACCGGCGGGTGGTCGGCTACCACTTCGAGCCGCCGAGGGAGGCGCAGGCCGCGTTCGGGGAGCCGTGGACGGCACCCGCGAGCGACGTCGTCCACTGGGCGCCGATCCCGGATCCCCTCGCGAGCTTCCGTGGCATGTCCTGGCTGGCGCCGGCGGTGCGGGAGGCGCAGGCGGACACGGGGATGACCGCCTACAAGCAGAAGTACCTGTCCCACGCGGCGACCCCGAACCTGCTGATCAAGTACGCGCAGAAGCTCCAGCCGGCCACGATCGACAGCCTCCGGGAAAGGCTCGCCGCCCGTTACGGCGGCGTCGGCAACGCGTTCGGCACGCTCGTGCTCGACCAGGGCGCCGACGCGACCATCGTCGGCGCGAACCTGGCGCAGATGGACTTCTCCGGGGTGCAGCAGGCGGGCGCGGACCGGATCCTGGCGGACGGGAACGTCCCGGGCGTGATCGTGGGCCTGGAGCCGCTGCGCGGCGCGGGCCGCGGCTACCAGGAGAGCATGCGGAAGTTCGCCGACCTGTTCGGCCGGCCGCAGTGGCGGTCGTTCTGCGGGGCGCTGCAGAAGCTCACCCCCGGCAACGACGTGGACGCCGGCGCGGTGCGGCTGTGGTATGACACGACGGACATCGCCGCGCTGCAGGAAGGTGAGCAGGAGAAGGCGCAGATGTCGCTGATCCACGCGCAGGCGGTCCTGACGTACCGCAACGCCGGGTACACGCGCGAGTCGGCGGTGAAGGCCGTGCTGGCCAACGACGTGTCGCAGCTCGAGGTGGACCCGGCCGCGGCGGCACCGCAGCAGCAGACGTCGCAGCACCTGGTGCCGCAGCCGCCGGGCAGCGGCCCGGGCGTCCCGCCGCTGCCGGAGGGCAGCCAGCTGCGGCTTCCGGTCGGGACTGTCTCGCCTGGTGATGGCGGGAACGCGACGCGGCCGGGGCAGCGTCCCGCGTCGGTGCGCAGGGACCTGAACGGCCACGGACTGAACGGAGCCGGCCATGCCTAAGACCGTCACGGTGGACGTCCGCGTTCTGGACCTGCCGCAGGTACAGCGGGTCAACGCGTCTGTCGCGGCCCTGCTCGAGGCGCTGGGCGAGTGCGCCGGCCTGCCGGAGCCGGTGACGCTGGCGATGGAGCGGCTGTGGCGCGACGTGGAGGCGCTCAGCCCTGCGGACTCCGGGGTGCCGGACCGGGAGGCGGTCCGCCAGGCTGAGGAGGACGCGATCCGCCGGGTCACGGCTGAGGCGATGGAGCATCCCGGCCGGATCGTGAGGGTGGATGACCTGCCGGACCGGGCTGACGGACATGGCTGACACCTGGGCATCCGGCGCGGAACGGTTCAACAAGTTCCACGCGCCCGCCGGGAGCGCGGCCGGCGGCCAGTTCGCCGCCGCCAGCGGCGGCAGCGGCAAGGGCGCCAAAGGTAAGGACACCCGTCCCGCCCCGACCAACCAGCACCCGGTCGGCAACGGCGAGACCGGCAAGCGCGTCTCCGACCTGCAATCCCGCCTCAACGCGCTGGGTTTCAAGCCGGTGTTGAAGGTTGACGGGATCTTCGGGCCGAAGACCCTCGCGGCGGTGAGGGCGTTCCAGCGGTCGCACGGCCTGAAGGTGGACGGCCTGGTGGGGCCGAAGACGACGGCGGCGCTGCGGGCCAGGCCACCGGCCGCGCAGCACATCCCGGCGCACGCCCCGGTGAAGAAGACGCCGCCCGCCGCGGCGGCCAAGACAGCCCGGCGCGGGCTGGCGCACGAGCCGCTCGGCAAGCCCGGCGGCCCCGGCCTGTGGCACACCGGCAAGCAGCTGCCCGCGTACATCCAGCACATAGCCAGGGACCTCATGACCGAGCGGGGGATGCCCGAGTCCCGGGCCATCGCCACCGCGGTGGAGACGTGCAGGAAATGGGCCGCCGGGGGCGCGGGCGTGCACCCGGACACCAGGGCCAGGGCGGCGGCGGCGATAGCGGAGTGGGAGAAGCTCCGCGCCGAAGCGCACGTGACGAAAGCGAGGCGGTCCGCAGTGACGACACCGGCAGGCGACTACGACGCCGACGGCCTGGACTCATCCTGGGACGGCGACCATTCCGACCTGCCCGACCTGACCGGCCTGGGCGTGTCCCACATGGAGGCCGCCGAGCGCGACATGGGCATTGCGCCGGCCGGCGAGGGCCACGCGTCCCGGGCCATGCCGAAGCTCGGCTCCGGCGCGCGGTTCGCCAAGCTCAAGTCGTCCCTCGCCGCGAAGGGCGCATCCGACCCGGGCGCGCTCGCGGCGTACATCGGGCGGAAGAAGTTCGGGAAGGCGAGGTTCGCGAAGATCGCCGGGCACGCCCGCGGCGGCGGGAAGGCGTCCCGGTCCGCGCCGGGCGAGCTGCTGCGGTTCTACCCGCTGGAGGACATCCGCGTCGTGTCCCGCGCCGAGGGCGACGGCTCCGGCACCCTGGTCGAGGCGTACGCCACCGTGTTCGACGAGCCCGCCGA